TCCAAGAGCAAGATAACCATATACCAGTTGCTTCGAACATATCTGGAAGAAGCAATGATAAATTATGTTGATGACAAAACCCTTACTGAACTACGAGGTTTGGTAAAAGATAAGAAAGGCCTGGCTCCCAGAGCAGCCGAGGGTTTTCACGACGACCGATGCATGGCATACGCAATAGGACTTTATCATCTCAAAGACCTCGCTATGCCAATACCTGACTTTGATCGCTGGACCAACCAGACAACCCGCCCAAAGAGAAGGCAAGTGGGAGCGCATCACCCGCTCAAGATTGGAAACTACAAATAAGGAGATCCCATGAACGAGTCAGAAATAGATTACTTGATTACTTTTCACAGAAATTATTGGTCCAGGCAACGAGATCGTATGACTGCTTATAGTCGTGCCTATCTTGGTGAGATGTTTACATCTGCCGCCGACCCTATGGCCAGAGTAGAGAACCACGTCACGGTCAATACCGCTGATGGATACGCATACATCGAAGGCTTCGTAGCCTCCCTGTATAGCAAGGCACCCGCGCTGGCTGTGGGTCCTGACGCCAAAGGCGGGGGGAACCCAGAAGTTATGGAGGCTGTTGCCAATAGGTTCCTCTACGACAAGATGGTGGTGGCAGAGAGGGCGCTTCGCTACTCGCTGATATACCCCTATTCTTTCTACAAGTTAGCACCCAAGGAAAACGACAGCCTGTTGGATTCAGTAGATATTCGTGCGGTTCATCCGTGGGACATCATTGTTGACTTTGATGCTGAGGAGTGGACGGAGAGCCGCTTTGTCGGTCATCGATATTTCCTACCCATGGGTGCGGCAAAACAGAAGTTTCCTTCTATCAAGTGGAACTCTATGGTGAAAGAAGAGTATCTCAATACTCGCTTGGAAGGTGGAGCAAGAGACGAGTATGGTCACTCCCAGTCAGCGACCGGACTACTCGATGGCTCACAGCTCCTTTCGTATGTGGAGATCTTTGAGATCTACGACCTGATGAACGACAAACTTATTTTCTATTCTCCGTCTGCTGTGCGAGCCAAGAAGATTATTGACGTGGCTGATCCTATTCCTTTCCGTAAGGCAGACGGATCGCCTTGTCCCCCACTGGTTCCAGTGTATCTTTCTTACGCTCCTGACCAGCCCTTACGCGGGTTCTCATCTATGGCCAGGGTCTACGACCAGCTATGGGAGATCAACAACATGAGGACGGTGTGGGCGAACGGGCTGCGACGTGATGCTCGTATCTATGTCACCCGTCGTGGCGCTATTGATCAAGAGGGTGCGAGCATCCTTGCCGAGAATAGGGATATGTCTATTGTTGAACTGGATGTTCCACCAGAGACAGACGCACGGACAGCACTCGTTCCCTTGGAAGGTAACCGGTTCAGTCCGGACTATCAAATCTATAAAGCAGAGATCCGTGCTGACTTGGACAGAGGAACCGTGATGGCTCCCTTCACCAGAGGGACAGCCACCAACGCCTCGGCCACAGAGGTCGCAGCGCTCACACAATATTCCGCCAACGAGATAGGCAGGATGGCTCGCTTCTTCCATCGCTCATTGGAAATGGTGGGAGAAGTTTACCAGTCACTCATCTACCACTTGATCATGACGAGCGATGAAGATCGTAAAGAAGTTGTGTTGGTTGATAGAGACCCAGTTGTGCTGACACGTAAACAATTTGAAGGATCCTTCAAGTTTGCGTTTGCCGATCAAGCCAGCACTCCTATTGCGTCTGCCATCAAGCGCTCTGCTGTTACCCAGCTACTGCCTGTGCTAATGGACTTGGGCGTCCCAGCACCTGAGATTCTTTCATACCTTGTCAATGTATTTGACTTGCCGGAAGAGTTCATCGTCGAACAGATGGAGGCTGCACCCGGAGTGGAAGGCATGCCAAGTGGGGCGACAGAACAGGTGCCACTACAAGAGGCGGCTATACCCAAGGGTGGAGGCGAGGAAGCCAGAGCCATTAGGGGCGCGGCACAAAGAGACATGGCGTCAGCCTTGATAGACCAGAGTTAGGAGAGAACGTTGCCAATCTACGAATACCAGAATGAGTGGGGTCACATCGTCGAAAGGATATTTACTTACAAAGACAGACCTGATACTTTGTATGATCCCAAGACCGGTGTGCCCTACCATTTGATTATGTCCCGTCCAGCCCTTCTGAAATCAAACCTTTCAGACTGGCAGCGTGGGCTAAGTGGGGCGGCTGTCTATGACCGCAACCTCAAGTCCGTTGTCTATGGTGAGAAGCACCGCGATGAAATACTGAAAGACCGGGGCCTCGTAAGAGAGAGCGATCTTGCAAAACATTATTGTAGTGATGCTGCCGAGAAAGCCCAGAAAGAAAATGAGAAAGCCGACAAAGAGAGTGATGCTTTCTTTGACAAGATGAAAGAGTTCGGCCTTGACAAGCAAGGCGACAACGCAAATGAAAGGGTCAAAGCAACGGAGCGCTTTTGGGAAGAAGTCAATCCGGCTAAGCCAACAATAGCTAAGCACCGTGCTGAAAAGAATAAAGTTACTTGAAGGAGTAAATCATGCCATTAGAAGAAACAGATTATATTAGTGAGTCCACCCCAGAGGGTAGGGCACAAGCAGTTATGCCACAGGTCCAGCCTGTAATTGATGAGGCTGCATTAGCTATTGATGAAACCGTTGGTGCTGCCGCACCGATCGGTCGCTTCACTGCTAAGAGACAGAACGCACTTGCTAAGGTTCTGAATAAGATCCTGAAAGAGGTGGGCTCCGATGTCTCGTTCGAAGAAACATACACAGACATCAAGGATGCTCCCCTCCCCGATACACTCGTGCGAGGTTTGCTTGGTGTCAAGGGGGCCGTTGATACTTTCGCTACCGTTGAGCCAGAGGAAGTAGATGTGACCTTTGAGATTTCCGAGATCGTATCTGATAGTGAGTTGGCTTTCGTCACCGCACAGTTAGACACACTCTTCAAGAACAAACGCTTTGTGAAGTTCCTTCGTGAAGAGGAGCCGGTTGTTCAGCTTGCACCAGAGGAAGCAGTTGTTGAAGAGCCAGTTGTTGAGGAAGAGATTATAGAAGAGCCGATTGAGCCCGGTTCAGAACTTGATATTCTTGCGTCGTTATAAGGAGACAATTACATGAATACGAATAAGGCCACTGAGGCGTCCTCTGAGACGTCGCAACAAGGCAGCAATACCATCGCACCAAATGAGAAGCAGGATGCCTCACAGGGACATCACAGCGTCAAAGAGAAGGCACCTGAAACCAAGAGCCTGAGCTTGGATGACTTGCTGGACAAACATCTGGCAGGTCCAGAGTATAAGACTGAGAACCACAAGGGTGTCGACTATAACAATGTCTTAGAGAACCTTCCGTCCGATGCTAAGAAGTTGATTCAGAATCTGAGAAGCGATTACCAGAGAAAGACAACCGACCTGTCGAAGAAAAGAAAGGCACTGGAAATACGAGAGAACTCACTGCTCTCCACCTCGAAAGACAAACTGCGTGAGGCTATGGCTTTACCTGATGACGTTGATTTATATAACCCAGAAGGTTTGAAACAATACATCAATGCCAAGGCAGCAGAACAACTGGACTCTTTATTGAAGCCAGCCAGGGAGCAGTTGGCTAAGGACACCAGGATAGAACAGGTTCGAAAGTTCCAGGCTGAACATCCAGACCTCGACAACTATAGGGATGAGTTAGCCCAACTCATTAGGGAGAAGGGAATGCAGATTGAGGACGCCTATTATACCATCAAAGGTAGAGAGCATAAGTCTGCGATGGAGAAGAAGAACACTGAGATAGAGACGTATAAGAGGGCAGCTAAAGAAGCAGGCTTCAAGGTCTCGGTCGGCACACCTACCTCAAAGGCTAAGCCCAAGTTCAACTCAGCGTTCGAAGCTTACCAGTGGATGAAGTCCCAAGGCAAGACCTAATTGTTTTTCGTTACCGGCTTGCCCAGGAGCGGCACGACTTGGTTCGCTACCATGGCCAACTTAGCAGCACCTGGGCAAGCCTATTGCTTTCATGAGCCCAAGCAAACTTACGAAGATCTGAACCGGATCCTGTATCAAAAAGAATTTAGATACGAACACGTTGGCATATGTGACTCGTCACTATGCACTTACTATGAAGACTACATCGTCCCAGGTGATCCCTTCTTAGTGATACTGAGAGAACCAGCCGACGTTAGGAATTCTATTGACGAGATACTTGGTTATGACAGCACACACTTGGTCGAGAAGATGGTTGAGATGGTAGAAACAATCAAGCACGACAACATCAAGACGATAGAGTTCGAAG